GCTTATACTCTATTGCAGTCAGAGCGTCTTGATGCAGTTGTAGTTGTTTCAGTAGATAATGGGCTTTCAGAAGAATACTTGCATGTATTTGGCGAGAATAAATTAAGTAAATTAGTTGATGAAGAAGATAACCCAGAAATTACTAAATTTCACTTAGGAGAAGCATGCAATATATCAGTATTTGAAAGCGAAGCATGTAATCGCAATACAAACAATGAGATATTAGCAGTAATTAAAGATATACATATAGCAGCGGAATACCATGTGTCCCCATTAGGTATCTCATGTGAAGGTATTGGGTATGAAAAAGTAATGACTAGAGTTAATACGGATAATATTGATTTTATAAAAACCCACAGTACTTTTTCAGATGATAATAATATAGAGAACAAGTTAATTAAAGATATATTTGGGGATATTAGAACAGTTAACTATAAATTACGCATTGGCCATACTATGGGAGTATCGACTGCTGTAGAAACAGCGATAGCAATACAGGAGGAATCGGGCACATTTCTTAGTTTAGGGGCAGGAATGGGTAATGTATATTCTTCTGTAGTCGTGGAGATTCTATGATATTTACACATGCTAGTATGATACAAGAAGGAGAATCTGCTTTATTTTATAGGTTTAGCCGCCCTTTAAATGGTTATATGATAGCAGGATTATTCATTGCGCCTAATATGACAGCTAAACTAGACTTTGTTAAAGTATGGAAATATTTCGTATCTGAAATAGTACAAGCAGATGATATATACGCCTCTATTCCTTTAGGAGTAACAAATTCTATGTTTGAGAACTATATGAAGTATCATGATACAATAGATGGCTTTAAGATATATAAGGTTGATAAGTATCTTAAAAAGCAATACAGTAACTATGATAAACATATAGAAAGAGCCGGTAAATCATCATGAGTGAACAAGATACTGATAGTTTAGATCGTGATTCTACTGAAACTGATGCTTCTACTTTACAACCAGATTGGGAAAATCCACCTAGTCTTGCTGATCTTAAAGCAGATTTCGAATCAGCTCAAGTAGCTCATGATGCTCATGTTCAAGAAGTAGACAATTGGCTTAGAGTTCTTAATGGAGAACAAACCATTAATAATAAAAAAGGCCGATCTAAGCTAGTTCCTAAATTAGCTAGAAGACAAGCAGAATGGAGATATGCTGCTTTATCAGAACCATTTCTTTCTACAGACGATTTATTTAATACTTCGCCACAAACATATGAAGATAAAGAATACGCAGTACAAAACGGTATGTTACTTAATTACCAGCTTAACTGTCGTATGGATAAAGTTAATTTTATAGATGAATACATTAGAACAGCTGTAGACGAAGGTACTGTAATAGTACGTGTTGGTTGGGAGTTTGAAGAAGATAAGCGTAAGGTTTGGGAAGACATTATGGCACTCCAGCCAATGGTAGACCCTCAAACTGGGCAACCTGCAGTAGATCCTAATACTGGACAACCAGCAATGCAGGAAGTAAAGGTTGGACAGAAATCTAAGATGAAGACTATTACTGTTAAAAATCAACCTGTTTTAACAGTTTGTGACTACAATAATATAATTTTAGATCCTACTTGTGAAGGTAATATAGAAAAAGCTAACTTTGCTGTATACAGTTTTGAAACATCACTATCTGAACTTAAGAAAGACGGACGGTATAAAAATCTTGACGATATCAACTTTGAGAGTGCTTCAGTATTAGCTGAACCTGATCATGCAATTAATACAGACGATAGTTCTTTTACATTTAAAGATAAGGCGCGTAAGAAAGTCATTGCTCGTGAATACTGGGGGTATTGGGATATTGATGATACTGAAGAAGTTAAACCTTTTGTAGCTACATGGGTAGGTAGTACATTTATTAGAATGGAAGAAAATCCTTATCCTGATAAGAAAATTCCTTTTATATTAGTTCAGTACCTTCCCCGCCGTAAAAATATTTATGGAGAACCTGATGCAGCTCTTATTGAAGATAATCAAAAGATTGTAGGAGCTGTAACTAGAGGGATTATAGATATTATAGGGCGTAGTGCTAATGGACAACAAGGAGTTAGAAAAGATGCTTTAGATGTCACTAATGCTCGTAAATTTGAACGAGGCGAGGATTATAAATTTAATGCTAATGTAGACCCGAGACAAGCATTTCATATGGAAGTATATCCTGAGATACCCCGTTCTGCTATGGAAGTATTAAATATGCAGAATAATGATGCTGAAGCCTTAACAGGTGTTAAAGCTTTTACTCAAGGTATCTCCGGTCAAGCATTAGGAGTCACTGCTACTGGTATTAGATCAGCGCTTGATGCAACATCTAAGCGCGAATTAGGTATCTTACGTAGATTATCAAATGGTCTAAATCAAATTGGTCGTAAAATTATTTCAATGAATGCAGAATTTTTGGAAGACGAGGAAATTATACGTATCACCAATGAAGAGTTTGTAGCTATTAATCGAAATGATTTAGGAGGGAATTATGATATCAAACTTAATATTTCTACTGCTGAAGCTGATGAACAAAAGGGCAGTGAATTAGCATTTATGCTACAAACTATGGGTAATACTATGCCGCCTGAAATGAGTCAGATGATATTAGCTGATATCGCCAAATTACGTAAAATGCCTGATTTAGCTAAACGTATTGAAGAATACCAACCTCAGCCAGATCCTATGGCACAACAAAAAGCTCAACTTGAAGTTGCACTATTACAAGCCCAGGTTCAAAACGAAACTGCTAAGGCCGAAGAGAATGCTGTTGATGTACAACTTAAAACTGCGAAAACTCAAACAGAGCAAGCTAAGGCTAGAGGAATGCATAGTAGTTCTGATCTTAGCGACCTTGATTTTGTTGAGAAAGAATCCGGAGTCGGAGCCGCTCAAAAACAAGATGAATCTGATCGTAAACATGCACAAAGCATGGAAGCCAAAGAGCACGACAGGTTATCTAAATTAGATCAAGATGCTTTAAATTCATTATCTAAATAAAGGACTTTTATGACAGATCTAGAACAAGTTGAAATCCAAATTGACATGGCTCATAAATTACGAAAAATGAGAGATAATTGTGTTAAATTAACGGCTAGCGAAACATGGAAAGATATTATTACTGAAGGATATTTTAAAGAAGAAGCAGCTAGGTTAGTTATGGCTAAAAGTTCTCATCTTACTCCTGAGCAAATGCAGTTAATTGATAACATGCAATATGGTATTGGAGCTTTAGCTAATTATATTGAATCTGTTATGAGACGTGGTGCCGAAATGGATCAAGCTATAGGTGAACATGAAGAAACTCGTGAAGAAATTTTAGCTGAGGAGGTAGCTGTATGACTCAGACTTCCTTAGGTTTATCTGATGCAGAATTCTTAGAAAAAGATCCTGCTGAATTATTAGCTGAAGAAGATGCAGTTGAAACAAATACTGAAACAGAAGAAACAGAAGTACCTTCTGTAGAAGAAGGTAGTGATGCACAAGAGCAAACTGACGTTGAAACTAACCAAGATGAAGTAAGCCAACCGGAAGGGGATACTCAGCCGGAGCATGAAAAATCTACTGATAGTGATGCTACAGAATCTCTTGATACTAGTACTGAAGACTCAACTGACACAAAGGAGGATACTCCGGAAACAAAAGAGTTTGATTACGAAAGTGCATATAAAAAGGTATCTGAACCTTTCAGAGCCAATGGCGTAGATATTAAGGTTGATGACCCAGAAGACATTGTGCGTCTCATGCAAATGGGCGCTAATTATCAAAAGAAGATGGCACAGTTAAAGCCTCATCTAAAGATAATTAAAATGTTAGAAAACAACGATCTGTTAAAACCAGAGCAGTTGAATAATCTAATAGATGTCTTTAAGAAAGACCCGAAAGCTATAGCTAAGCTTGTTAAAGAAAGTACTTTAGATCCCTTGGATATTGACAAAGATGCGCCTTCAGACTATGAACCTAACGATTACTCTGTTTCAGATGGAGAAATCGAATTAGATCAAGTTCTTGAAGATATCAAAGACACTGATACGTTTAATAGGACTATTAATGTTTTAACTAAAGACTGGGATACTGCAAGTAAACAAACAATTTCTGAGCATCCTGACATTATTAGAATTATTAATACTCATATGGCTAACGGGGTCTTCGATAAAGTTAACGCAGTATTACAACGAGATAAAGCTTTAGGCAAAACAGAAGGTTTATCTGATGTAGACGCGTATAGACAAATCGCTGATTATATGTTTAAAAACGGCGAACTTCGAACAAATAGTCCTGAAGACAAGTCTAAAGTATCAAGTAAGATGGTAGAAGTACAAGAACAAGCGAATGCTGATCGTAATAAAAAACGAAAAGCAGTAGCACCGGTCAAGCAGACTACTACAAAAAAAGCTTCAACTGATGAGAACTTTTTAGGTCTATCGGATGAAGATTTTATGAAGAAGTATGCTGTCCGGTAATTAATCACTATATAAATAGGAGCCTAGCGAAAAATGGCTGGCGAAACTTTATATAATACTCCTGCGCAGGGTACCCCTACTGGAACAGCTTCCAGTATAGGTTCCCAAGCGGTAATGGATTATTATTTCAAAAAAGCTCTTATTGCTGTTCGGGATCATCAGTATTTCATGCCTTTGGCTGATGTACGTGCGA